GGTCGTTAGCTTTTGTCATGTTGGGTTACTCCGGCTGGGGGATGGCTTGCGCTGCTTCAGCCTCTGCGTTGCGAACTGCTGCTGTCTTCACGATGTCGTTATCAAATGCGTAGGCAACGACAAGTTCGCGTGTTGCCGGAACTTGGATGCCGTTGTCGAGACAATGCTGGACTGTTAGCTGCACGATTTCATCGTTAGCAATGCGACAGCGTTCAGTAACTGCGTTCTCAGACCACTCTTGCGGAGACAATGCAGCGTATTCTAGTCCTTTGAACTGAGTGTCCGTCAGTTCGATTGTAATTGTTTGTGTCATTGTTTTTACTCCGTTGAATTAGCCTAGTAGATAACAAGAAAAGGAATTGCTATCGACTGATGCGGCATAAAGTTCCCCTGCGTTGCAAATCACTCTTACTGTATCGTTTGCGGCTAAATTGAAAATACTTGATTGGCTCATCATATTGTACTGGTTCGACCCCGATGCGCCAGCATAAGACAGGGAATAACTCTTGTTTACGTTGTTTACCTGCACATAAAGTTGAGAGTTTTGATTATTTTCGTTAAATCCCTGCACAGAAACCATATACCGCCCCGAAATCGGCGCAGTAAATACGCCTGTACTTGAATTGTAGTGATTACCAATGTTGTAATCTACAGTTTCAAAGACCAGATAGTTACCAACAGTGTTAGTGCTAGTTATTAAAACTGCCCTGAAAGCTGGCTGATACGGCATCGTGACGCGGCCTTCTTTATTGATACGCATCTTTTCCGAATGACTGTTTCCGGCGTAATGCGTCTCAAACGCAAGTTCATCTGAACTGTCTGCTAGCCTATCAAAAACAACAGCAGCACCGCCAGACGAACCAAGACTATAAGGGGCTGTACCGGCGTATAAAGAATAGATACGTTGTTTTGAAGGGGTCGGAGCATTTAGCTTGATATCATCATGGACAGTCAGCGAAGCGTCATGAGGGGTTAGCGTTGTACCAATGCCCACGTTGCCGCTGCTGTCCACAACAAGAGCCTCGGCACCAGCAGGTGAAAGTAGTTTTACACCACTAGCAGAGCCTCCGCCATTTACCGCACCCATTCGTAAATAGCCACCCGCAAGGTCAAGCATACCCCTGACACCACCAGCACCAAAGTTTGCATCAGAACCTGTGAGGCTTAATGAGTGTCCAGCCACAGTTAGTTTACTTTGTGCTATAGGCGAAGCAGTACCAATGCCAACGGCTCCGGCTGATGTGATGGTCATCTTGGCGTCTGCTGCTGAAACAGTAGTAGTGTCTGTTGTCCCCCTGTTTGCAAAGTGTAAGTCGCCTACGCCGTAACTATTGGTGCGTGTCCAGAATATACCCTGCTTCCAGTAGTCATCATCCGCATAAGTGCCAAAAGCTAATCCGGCAGATTGTGTGTTAGTAATTGAAGGGGATAACGCTGCTACAATCCTACTGCCACCGGTAAAGCTATCATCATCACGGACATGGAATAGTTTATTTGGAATACCACCAATGCCCACGTTTTTATTTGCATCAATAGCCATTGCAAGGCTTGGGACAGCCCCTACATAGGCGTTTATGCCACCGCCAGATGCCCCTGAAATTAAGCCAGTTTGTGTTCCGCTATTTAAGAAACCAAGTGTTCCATCCGCACCTGTTCTATCTAAACTTAACGTGTTTCCACCAAGTGCGCCTTGGTCAATGGTTGCATTACCATTAAACACACTATTCCCATCAATAACTAATGCGTCACCTTGCACTGTACCAGTTACGTCAACATTTCCAGTGAAGTTCGCACCAGTCAGCATTGCCGCACCAGCGGCTGTTACATTGGCTGTGTCAGTGACATCTGCTAGTGCTTCGATACCATCGAGCTTCGTTCCATCAGTAGCAACATCGCGTCCATCTACAGTTCCTGTGACTGTGATGTTCCCTGTCACATCAATACCAGCAGCGAAGTCCACGTTGCCTTGGAAAGCCCCGCCACTGGTCGCGCTGACCATGTCAGCAGTCGTGAAAGACTTGAACGCAACTACATTGATTTCATCGCCAGCGGCTGCGGCTACTGAAAGCGTAATGGTCGAGCCGTCTGTTGCTGTATAATCTGTGCCATCCTCAAGAACGACACCATTCCGTGTAACAATGAGATTATCCACGGTATAGCTAAGTGTATTGCTGTTGTCGGCTGCGCCAGTGAAAGCAGTCTGGGCTGCTGTTGCAGTGTAGTTGTAGTTGAGTAAAGATGCACCGCCAGCGGAACTTGCGGCAATCCAAGAACCACCGTCATACACACGCATCTCATTAGCAGTCGAGTTGAAGTATAGGTCGCCTTGGTCAACCGTCAGCCCCTGCCCAACAATGTAAGTCTGCGCTGCGCTATCTGAAGCGTGAGGGCCATAGTATCTGTCCTCGAAGTCGTTGAACACTGCTGCCGCCGAAGCTGCGCTTGATGCTGCTGATACTTGCGATGCAGCGGCTGCTGTTGCGCTTGTAGAGGCTGCTGAAGCAGAGTTAGCTGATGCAGTGGCATCTAGGCCGGTCTGCACTCTATCAGCGGCTGTGGCGATGGCATCGGCATTTGTAGCTGTACGGTCTAAACCTGTTTGCACTCTATCGGCAGCTGTAGCCGTGGCATCGGCAGATGAGGATGCGGCTGAAGCGGCAGCGTTAGTCTCAGAAGTCCCTGCGGCGTTGCGGCTAGACAATGCTGCCGCTGCTGACGCACTTGATGACGTTACGTCCAATCCGGTTTGCACACGGTCTGCCGCTGTCTGGACGGCATCGGCATTTGTAGCGGTACGGTCTAAACCAGTTTGCACTCTATCTGCGGCTGTTTGCGTGGCATCGGCTGATGTGCTTGCGGCATTTGCAGAAGATGATGTCGCTGCTGTCTGGGATGTAACGGCTGAAGCTGCCGCCGCTGTTGCGTCTGAGTTGGCTGAAGCTGCGCTTGATGCGGCTGCGTTCTTGCTGACTAGGGCTGATGCGGCACTTGTGGCGGCATTGGTTTCTGAGCTTGCAGCATTAGCTTCTGAGGTTGCTGCAGCAGCTTCGGAGGCAGCAGTTGTAGTAACATAGCCGTTTAGTGTGGTTACAAGAGATTCTATCTGTTCTGGGTCTTCACTGACCACTTGAAATACGGAACTAATTGGCATCTGTTTTTACCTTAATTTAAAAGATCTTGTTCAAAGTTGAACGATGGTTGAACAGACGCATCAGCTGTCAAAGAGTCTGTGGCGTCAGCCAGCGAGGCGACATCCGCATAAATCTTGTTGTATACGTCTTCAAATTGAGGTTTGCGTGAGTCGTTAAAATAATCAGCGGCGTACATGACTGCGGCGTAAACAACTAAATCTGGGCACGACACAGATAAGGTATTAGTGTCTGTGTTGTTTACTAGCGATGTGTCATCCGCAACATACATCACCCAGAATTTATGGCCTGCTTGTGGCTTTGGTTTAAGCTCAAAAGTGTTTTTAATACGTGTGTAAAACTTTGGCTCACCAGACGCTGGATGCTTTTTGCTCAAATCTAAAAACTTGCGAAGCGGGACGCGCTCTAAAATGCGCTCTTCGTCAAAAATGTAAATAAGTTCAAGAAAATCACCTTGAATATAGTATGTGCCTGTCGTGCTATCAAAAATAGCAGGCGTGGTTGTGCCAGCAATAATTTCGTGTTTTTGTTCAAGAGAAGGTAGGCGTAATGTTCTTAGCAGACGGCGTTGCGCTTGTGTAACAAACGTCGCTGCAAGAGCGTCGGTGCAGTCATTGCGGTTGATTAGGTCAATGACGTCTTGCTTAAGGTCTGCAAAAGTTGCCATGTTAGATCCTCTTAGAAGTCGTTATAAAATGGTCCATATCGTGGGTTTTAAGCCACTTGATGATGTCTTTGATTGGCGCTTTATAAACGTCGACACCCTCTTTGAGCATCTGCTCAACAATCACAACTGGGATAGATGCCATTTTGAGCATTTCACCGCTTTGGGTGTATCCACCAGCTGTTTTTTGATTTTGAAGTTCTTGTAAAAAATCTGATGAGATTTCTTGGCTGCGGGTTCGGTACAAACCGTCAGCGTCTTGGGCGACTGC